GCTATTCTCAGCGCTCTAACCCATTGGGGCCTAAGAGTCGCCAGAGCTTTGCTCTGCCTTTCCTTGGAACACGGAAAGCCCGGTCCTCCAAATTCACGTGGGATAAAAGGATCTATCCCAGCTCTGCGGAATTTTGCGAATTCCACAGGGAAAGTCTTCTCACAGATATATTCCACACCCGGTCCCCACGGTATGGCTGGCCCAGTCATCCAGCGAGGGAGCATGTGTTCACCAGCACGCTCCACCTTAGGATTTCCGTCCAACACCGCAACCGAGATGGTACTGTGCCATTCGATCTTTCTTTCTGGGTTAAGAAGAGCCAATCGCTCGACAAGCGTGCCTCCGATCTCCGAGGTGACATCCTTGAGGTAGTTAACCTCTCCGCCATGAATCGAAAGCCTCTCGTCAAATGAACTAGAGCCTAGCCCCGATGATGCAAACAAAGCATCATCCCCTACGACTCGGGAACATTCTGCCTTTGCAGCGATCACACACCATAAGGTATAGATGCTTAAGACAGGCCAGGTAGGCCCGCGGCCCATTGCTGGTTGCCCCTGTGTAAGGAATTCAAACACCTCTCCCGACGGGTACTTACCCCGCACAACCACAGCTCTGCTGTAGAAGAGAAGTGTGCGCCCAAACGGACTTGACAGTGGTATGCCCAATCCCCTAAGAATACCCCGGAGGATACCCTTATGGTCCTGGCCACTAATCTTGTCGCTTGCCCGAACCAGATCTACCGAACGAATAACGAAACCTACAGGAATAGTGACCCCCGATGGGGCCAGTTCTTTCGGCTCCTCGAACGGATTTGTCCGCGGGTCCTGCCTAAGCAGTCCCAATAGCCAGCTGTTGTACATAGATCCGACGAAAGCCACAACATCTTTGTTGGGCGTTACTAGTCGAACTTTCTCGGATTTCTCCAGTATTGTGACACAGCCAACCACGTCCGGGTGCTCCGGCCGATCCACTAGGGTCAGGATTACAGACTCAACACAAGCGGCAATTGCCAGCAAATGACCACGTTGGTAGTTTAAGTAGTCCGCATACGCGTAACCCAGGGTTTCGCTATACTGTTTCCTCCAAGCGAACAGTGCAGCCCCCCCACTCATGGTTCTCGGCCCCTTTTCCTGATCCATTGCCAGGGAATCGTTCCAATCCTCCCTCCGAAAAGGTACAAACGGATAGGTAAACTCGCTAACTAGATCACTGAGACTTATGAGCTCGTCTAAAGAAAAGTTTCGTGCGCACAAGGCCATCACGGCCTGCCGCACCCCCATCCTCCAACCACCCTTAGCTCGGGATGTCGTCGTTCCCCCGCTTGTGCCATAGGATGCCGACAGTGGTGGCAGCTCTTTCGAGTGCGCCCACCTTGAAGCAAATCTTTCCATTGCGAACCGGTCCCTCCGTGGGATCGTGACCTTTACAGTCATGTCCGCTCGATGCTGCTGGAGTGCAGTCAAAACCTTCTCCCCTAATGGATAAGGTCCTGCCCGCCCAACCCGTGAAAGTTGGAACAGGGCCACCCGGCGTCTTACTGACCCAAACTGCCTCAGCGCCAGGGTACCGCGAAATGGGATAGGCTCATCTACCTCCAACGGATGCAAAGCTGCCCGTCTCCAGGCATTAGCAATTTCCTTAGGATCCCGAGGGAACCTTAGTACCATTGTGACCAAGCTCCGAATGGCGGTGTCATCCATCTTGCAGGATCCGCCCCTCTCCAATAAACGTGGTAGTGAAACTGGGTGTACCAAAATGGCCGCTCTCAAGAGAGCATTTCCCCAAACCCGCTCACTATTGGACATATTGGCCAGCTTATTCCGCAGAACGCTGGCAGGGACCACCGAACTCAGACACAGAATTAAGTCATTTGACCCTACTCTATCCAAGTTGGTTGCGACCGCACGCGTGGCCTTTCGCGCGAGCA